TCGACGGTCTCCAGTTCGCAGCGGCGGCCGATTTTTCCGACAAACTCGACACAAGCACACTTGGCGACGCGGAATCATTCGGAGAGCGGGCAAAATCGGCGGTCAAAAAGATCAAGTCGGCCATGGCAACGGCGCAGCGCGTGACGGATGCGGTGACAGGCGGTGTGGACGCCATCGGCGATAGCATCTCCCGCGGGATCGATCTTCTCGTCGGCCAGCCCTTGACCATGGCTCACCAGTTTCAGCTCATGCTCGGTGAACCGGCTCGGACACGGGACCTTGCTCGGGACAAGCTCCGGGCCTACGGGGCCTATGCCGCGTCGTTGTTCGGTGTCGACACGGCCGAAAGACAGACCTATACCGCTGATTTAATTAATAATTTTCATCTCAATCAGCTGCTTGGAAAAACAGCGATCGGGAACATGGCCAAGTTGGCGGCGGCGGCCACCGACCAATTCACGACCCGCGAGGACCTCATAGCGCAGGCCGAGGAGCTCGCCGATCTGCTCGATCGGTACGAAACTTGGCACGACACGAATTACGCAGCGATCGCTGGTTCCGACATCAGGGCCGGTACGATCGATACCGGTGGTGGACTCCTTGACCTAACAAAATTGGTGTCACTCTCCATGTCGGCGCTAATCACCTCGTCATTGACGGCAAAAACCAGGATGGCGAAGGAAATCGAGTCGGACCGCACACCGTTGGATCTGTGCTTCAAGCTGTACGGAACCACGGAATGGGAGACCCTGGACCTGTTCTATGCCACGAATGATCTCGGCGGGGACGAGTATTTTATCATCCCCAAGGGGAGGCGCATTGTCTGGTACGTATAGAGCGCAGGGTGGCGAGACCTGGTCCACGGTGGCCAGGGAGACGACTGGGAACGACCTGGACGCGGCAAAGATCGCTCGGGCGAACCCTGGGGTGCTCTCCCCTCTCCCGCCCGGCGTGGTGGTCCAGATACCGATCGAGACATCCGATACGGTGGTGGCCGAGGCGGCCGACCTGTCTGTCAAGGTCAACGGCGTCGAGCTCGGTCTGCTTACAGATTTCAATTTCGTATGGATGGCCGATGCGGTGGCAAAAGCGGGTTTTGTACTTCCGAATGAGCTGGAGACTCGGGCGCTATTTCCGCCTCTCGGATCTCCCGTAGTCACCATCGATCTTGACGGGGCTCGGATATTCACGGGACGGGCGGCGTCGCCGGTGACATTTGCTGGGGTCGGTGAACGAATACTCGATATTTCGTGCTACTCGACACCCGGGATTCTCGAAATAGCGACCCCGCCTCTTGTAGCGTTTCCTTTGGAATTTCTGCGCTCAAATTTGATTGTAATCGCAGGAGATCTCTGCCGGCTACACGGTGTCTCGCCGGTTTTTGAGGCCGATGCGGGGCCAGTATTCGAACGGGTCGACATCAAGCCTGGGAACCCAGTGCTAGGGTTTATCGCCGATCTTGGCAGCCAGCGGGGCCTGGTCCTAACGTCCAGCGAGATCGGTGAGCTCGTTTTTTGGCGAGGGGAGACCGCGGGGCCGCCGATGGGGCGCTACGAGAAGGGCAAGGCCCCCGTGATCAACTTTACACCACAGATCAACGAGGACCGCTATTATTCGAGTGTGACGGGGATGGTGCCGCTCAAGACCAAGAAGCCGAGGAGGACCGGTCCCCCGCCGATTCAGTCTTACACTGTGCAAAATCCGCATGCTACAGATCTAGTGAGACCTTACACGTTCGAAATCCGCGACATCTCTCCTGGGGAACTTCCAACAGCGGTTGACTCGGCTGCGGGCCGGATGTTCGCGGGGGTGTTCACTGCGTCGCTTGAACTATCGACATGGAAAAACCTCAATGGAGAGATGTTCGTTCCAGGTCGTAAGGTGCAGGTCAAAAGCCCTGATGACTACGTGGATGATTTCTACGATTTTCTGATCGCCGGTGTTGCGCTCCAAAAGCAGGCTGACAAGGAGACAGCGATCCTGTCCCTGGCGCTTCCTGGGGCGTTCAGCGGGGAGATCCCGACGAGGTTGCCATGGCACTGATGGGCATAGTCAAAGAGGTCAAGCTGGACGGCGATCACGTCGTGGTGTTCGTCGAGACGGGATCAGGTCCATGGGTCACAGCAGTGGTCTCTCAGGCATCCGGCGTGGACTTCAGACCGTTACCCGGGGACGGGGTCATCTGTGACAAGATCGGCGCCGATTGGGTGGTGTTGGCCCTCCTCGTGGTGTCCGCCGAGGCCGGCGGCGGAGAATGGCGGGCATTCTCTCGGGACGCAGCTGGAAACGTGACTGGCTCACTGCACCTGAAGGCTGATGGATATGTGTGGGTGAATAACGGTACCGACTTCGTGGCCCTCGCCAGCAAGGTGAACGCCATGTTCGACCTGATTGATGGGATCTTCACATCATGGACACCTCCTCCTACCCCAGACAGTGGGGCGGCATTGAAAACGGCGTGGTCTGCGTTCGCTGCCGGAAAACAGGACGTGAGCTCGTCCAAGCTGAGGTCTGACTGATGGGTGACTACGGGACAAACGCCAATCAGATCGGCGATACGATGGTGTGGCAGGTCAATGGCCGCATGGAAATCGAATGCGAAGGCGGCTACATGACCCTGACAGAAACTGTGCATTCGGCGGTTTACCTGACGCTGGCCGGCGGTAACGCCGATGACGCGGTGGACGAGGCATCCGCCAAAAAGCAGTGGTGGGGAAACGAGGGGGAACCACGAGAAGAGCAGTACCGTTCTCGTTTTCTCCACGCGTGCGCATCCGGGCAGCCTTTGACGAGCAACTCAGTCGTCACGCTGGCTCAGGCGGCGACAGATGACCTCGAGGCGGCTTTTGTAGACACCAAGCTGGCTAAGGCGGTCGAAATCACCGAGGTGAGGATACCGATGCCGAAGCGGGTATATCTCAGCGGAGAAATGACGCTCAACTCCGGAATGGTGATCCCTTTTGAGATGGAGGTTCCGAAAGAATGACCCCTCGAAAGACAGCAACCGAGATCAAAGACGCTATCATCACTCAGCTCGAGACGAGCCTGAACCAGACCATTCCGTTGTTTCCGAAGGCTTTCAATCGGCTATTGGCCAAAATCCTTGGTGGCGTTTTCGTGCTGCTGTATCAGTTTGCCGGGTTCATTCTTCTCCAGCTGTTTGTCAAGACGGCGAGCAATAAACCGATCACGGTCGGAGGAATAACCCTGACCCCCCTTCAACTTTGGGGCGAGCTCGTGGGGATTTTCCAAAAACTTGGTCAGCAGGCTGAGCACACCGTTGACGTGACGGTGCTAGTCCAGGGAGGAACCCTGCCGAGTGGAACTCGTGTGATAAATCCTGCCACACAGCGGCAGTCCGTGACGGTGGGGGATGTGGCACTCAACTCGTCCACGGTGTCGGCAACTGTTCGAGAGGTGCTCGTAGGCGAGCTTGGAAATGTCGACGTCGGGGAAACGCTGCAGTTCGTCTCCCCGCCTTCCGACATTGAGAAAGACGCCACTGTAACTGCGCGGACGGTCGACGGAGTGGACCAGGAGACGACCGAGGCATTCAGACAGCGCATTCTCGAGCGATTCGCCTTCCGCCCACAAGGGGGTGCCTATGCCGATTACCGGGAATGGGCGCAAGAGGTCGAAGGGGTCAAGCGGGCCTATCCATTTTCCGGCTGGGAGCTCGCCAATCATCCAGAGGATGGGCCGACTCGGGGGTGTGGCGAGGTTTTTGTATTTGTCGAGAGCGAAGCAGACCCGGACGGAATCCCTACGATGTTGGGCGAAGGGGGGCGGCCTCCGGATCCAGAGGTCGGAGGGCTTCTACAAGACGTGTTTGACAGCATCGAGGCGGACGGCACGGGGCTTGCGTCTCGGCGCCCGATCAATGATTTCATCCGGATCTTTCCGATCCACGCCGAGCCGTGGGACTGGGAGGACGGGGGCCGGACGGTTTTTAATGTGGTCGTCCAGGGACTGGCCTGGGTGGCCGACACGGACACCGTCCAGACCGCGATCGAGGACGCCCTCGAGGAATACGTCTACAGCCGCGAAAACTTCATTACGGGGCTCGATATCCCCCCGCGGCGGGACATCATCACGGAAACATCGGTGGGCGGCGTCGCTGGACAGATAGCGGCGGCCAACGGCGGGGCGATCGGCGGTATTGAGGTACGAATCGGATCAACGCCAATTTCTGGCGGCATCTATTACCTGTCAGAGGGTGAAAGGGCAAAGATAGGCACGGTGACATGGAGCTGAGCGACTGGACAAAGATTTTTGACCTCTTGGGGTTCCGCTCTAGGGTGGCGTCGCTCAATCCCCGCCGTAGGCTCACGGAGTTTTTCGAGGGGCTAGGCGCCGGGCCGCTCCTCGTTAGGGAACATCTCGCGTCCATTCTTGTCGAGCCGTGGCCGGCGACAACGACGTTTCTTTCAGATTGGTCGGAGCAGTTCGGCGCGGCCGAGGATCTGACGGTATCGGAGCTCGAGGCCGAGTGGGCGGCGACTGGCGGCCAGGACCCGGACTATTTCATGGGGCTGGTGCATGAGGCTGGGTTTACGTCGCTATTCATGCACGAATGGTGGGATCCGAGTTCGACGTCCTATCCAATCCCTCGAGATCCGTCTCCTCAGTGGTTAGTTGACGCCGGCGGCCGGCTACTTGTCAACGACATGGGGCATATAGACAAACATTATGTAAATCAGTTTCGGCCGATAGACCGATCTGATTTGGATCAATTTGAATCGAGCGGGGACGTGTTTTTTGGCCATTTTGATGGATATCAATGGTATCGAAAATTGTATCCGC